ACCACTGGTTGGGCGGCAAATTGGGAAAAGATAACTCCCCTCTATCCTCAAATCCTTCATACTCTTCATAGTTAACAGTAAAGCTGCTGACATTAACATGACCATTATCAAAAGGAATATTTTTTCTAGCGAAATACTCATCGTTAAATCCTGACACTCGATTAAAATAATGCATAAAGTCATGATAGAACTCACTGTTCGTGTCATGCCAAAGTTTATAGTTAGTGTCGATGACTGCCTTATGATAATGGAATACTTCCATCTCTTCGGTATCAATAGCATCGGCAATACAATCGAATGCGCCTGCTGTCCATTCATCTACAGATTGTGTAGGATTAGGATCAAGTGTTACCCATACCATTCCACCATGTTTGACTTCACAATGCAGTTTTTTACCACAACCTCTATCAATAGAACCTTGATTGCCGGCAGGTGATTGTATTTGTAAATTATATGCTGCCTTAATACCATCACCGGTATTCCATGCAATTACGTTTTGACCTGCAATTTGTGTAGTACGGTAATCATCTTTATTATACATTTCACTGATATGGCACATAGGTACCCACACCTTTGAAAAGATTTCTTCCTGTTCACGTAGATAAATGCTATGATCATTATAGCATTCGCTACTAATGTATTCCACTTTAGGTGTTTTAGTCCAGTTACTATGATTACGTGGTGGCATAATTTCTCCTATAAAAATAAGTTGAAGGATTCTGTTTCCAAGCTCCTTCGGGCTCATCAGTATTATGCCGCTAAGGCGTAACCTGTAGGTGCAATGTTATCATTTGCATTTACTCTTCGAAGACTCCAGCATCAGTCGATCCTATTTCGGCCCCATAAGCATACACCCTTAGGTGGATATTGGTGGAGCCGTCGGGTACCGCCCCCGAGTCCTGTCTACCATCTAACATCTTCAACTGTATTTATACTATTATTATACCACAGAATTCAGAATAAGTACACCATTTTTTATAAATAGTTACGGGAGCGAATAATAATATGCAAAGGGTGATCTACATTTATCCATAACTTATATAAGGGATAAATCGAAATGATTGCAGAAACTCTAGCAGGAATATCTTTACTAAAAGCTAGCGTAGATTTTATCAAGTCTAATATCGATACAGCAAAAGATATTGGTGAGATAGCAGGTGCTGTGGACGGATTGTTTCGCGGCCATGATGAAGTTCAGGCTGAAAGATCAAAAAAGTCTGGAATGGGAATAAGTGACCAGTTTGGAATTAAAAGCGTAGCACAAGAAATGATTGATGCTAAACTTGCACAAGAAAAAATGCAAGAAATGAAAAACATGATTAATATGCGCTTTGGTCCAGACACGTGGCAATCGATTGTAGATGAAAGAGCGAAACGCATACAAGAACATAAGGAAGAAATGGCTCGCATTAAAAGAGAGAAACTAAAAGAACAGGCTGAATTTGTAGAACAAATGAAAATGATGGCTATAGTACTAATGGCAATATGCTTAGGTGCCGGAGCATTTATTTACGTAATGTACGTATCCATATGATACTTGTTTTCACCATTATTCTATTATTTCTTTTTTCTTTGTTTGTCGGATGGACATATGAAAATAGTATCTATGCCCATATGCCACGAACAGACTTAGATAAAAAATGTACAGATATAAAAGAAAGAATCTTTTGGGCTAAACAGAATCTTGATCGTGAACATATAACTGAATTAACGCATAATGAAGAACTTTCATTAGATCTTTCCGGGCGTCATCGTTAGAACCTTTTTTACCATAACGTTGCGCATACTTCAACACATTACCAACACAAAAGCCTGTTCCATGGCCACCATCAATAATGAACTCGGTGGCTTGGAACTTATCTTTTGAGTAGTGTGAATCATACGTAGAATCAATATACTCTTGAAACTCTTGTATTAGGTTACCTTCATTGAACTTGTAATCTATTTTCATTTGGTCTTTCCCATCTATAAAAGATATGTTCATCAATAGTAATAGTTTTTGTTTTAGATTTAGCCCATGCTGGTGTTACGTAGTCGGCATGATAATGAGTAGCGCCAACGGTGAAGTCTGTAAGATGTCCATTATAGATCTTAAAAGCGATGGTACGAGCAAACTCATAGATGTCAAGATCAACAGTAGGAATATTGTCAGACTTCCCATCACAGTACCAACTAAATTGACAGCGATGGCGCAATGGGACCATAATGTTTTTGTCTTTCCAAGATGGTCTTTCAGGTCCTTGTTTAATAACCTCACAATATGAGTGAGGAAAACGAGTATCATTAACACGATTGCGAGTGACAAAGGCGACACCGATCATTCCTTTCGTTGATTGATTACGAGCTTCCCAATAAATATTATCAGCTAAACACTTCTGTTCTGTGTATGATGCATGAAAAGCCGCTGCATTTGCCTCACCAGCAAAAGCAGATTGGCCTGTATAGAATCCACCTATAAAAGATGCTGTGCATCCTAAAATAAAAATACTTTTAAGCATGGCGGTTTACTAAAATAGAAGACCACATTAACCGAGCTTGCTTAAGCCGTGATTCCAAATGTTTAATAACTTTTTCATTTGGCATTGGGCGAGCAACTTCTTCCATCAACCAATGTGGAATAACCCGAAGTGTTCGACTAATAACTTCTTGTTGCTTTTCTGGGGATAGTGATTTTACCATACGCTTAAAAGCTGCATTTGAAATTGGCTTTGACATTAAGGACTCCTCTTCCTTTTCCATTTTATAGATCTATTATACCACAGTTTTCAGCAAATGTACACCCCTAAAATGCATTTAAATGTATTTTTTTTCATTTAATTACAGAATTCTTTTATCATAGGAAAGATGGGTTCCAAAGAATCTGCACAAGATCTAGCTAATTCGATGTGTTCTTTCTGTGTCCCATGACCTGAACGTAATCCGATATAATGGATCCATGACCTAATGGTCCCATTGACGTAGAGGCGGGATTCCATAATACCTTCCGGAAGAACTGCACGAGCTTGTTCTTTCGCAATGCCATTTTCAATTGCCCATTGATAAGATTTTTTTGCTGCATTTGTTGCCTCCGCTTGTTTTTGTAACCAATTAAATTCTAAATCAACTCTCTGATCGCTATCCATCATATCAGCTAATTCAATACTATTTTGACGATCCTTATTATCTTGTAACCTAGCATCTTTAAATTTAAATTGTAGATCTTGAGTTGGATCTGCGTATCTTTGGCTAAACTCTTGAAAAGAAAATGATCTATGCCTTAATAATTGCCGTGCAATATCTCGAGTTGTTGTAACCTCTAAGCAAGCGCTAACCATTTCAAATGGCGACCAGTGGTTTTCTCTAATGAGATATCGTAATAATTTTTCTGAGGTTTCGGTTTTATCTTGGTTCGAGGGATTCGAGACACGGGCTGCGTACGCAATAAGTTCTTGGACATCGTTACCGACATAGAGATCCTCCGGTGGTTTACTATAACTAATTAATCTTGTTTCCATTTTGTACCTCATTAATTAGAATCTCAATATATGATTCCATTTGTTTGTGGTTTAATGCTATAACTGAATAAGTAAATAACTGCAAAAAGATTATAATGGCTAGTGCATATTTCATCCATTTATTCCCATCACATAGTTTTCTGCGCAGTCTTCAGCATATCTTTCGCTGTGTTTATACAAAGGTCTTGTTTCTATTAGTTCATCTTTATAATACATATCAACATAGTAACCAGCTTCTTCATCATGCATGACTTCTGCGCGCCGATCTACATACTCATCACTTCCCCAATAAGTGCTTATTCCGGGTCCTTTGTATATCATATCTTAAAACCTTCGAACCTTTCTGATTTAATTTTTTCTCCGCTATTTGAGTTATCAAACACTGGAGTATCTTGATCTTGAGTTAATGTTTGTTCTGATTCATCTACATCATACAATCTCATTTTAGATCGATCAACACCAATAACAAATCGTTTATGAAGAGTTGGGTCATTATATCTATTCTTTAATTGTTTGACCATAAGTTGACCTAATTTTTCAAGCTCTTCGGTTGATATTAAAGCAAACATTAAATCCGCGGTAGCGGGTAATCCAAAAGACTCGGAGGTATCTTCAAGCCCAACATCCGAGTTACTAAAACCACTACGAGTCGTTTGCGTTGCAGAGAAGATCGGTAAGTTGAACTCAACCGCAAGGCCGCGTAACTCTTCAGCAATTGCTTTAATGTAAGTGTATGAATTGATCGATCCTCCCATTGCTTTCATACGAGATGATGCACAAATGTTTAAGTAATCAATATATATTATATCAGGAATAAATTGCTTTTTAAGTTTTAATTCGTTAAGTAAACCACGGAAGTGTCCAGCATGAGCAGAACCGGTAGGATATTCTTTTACAATAAGCTTACCATTTGTCTTACGTTGTAGATCAGCAACTTTAGTAGAAAACATATCCTTTGATAGATTTTCTAATTGATCAATAGGTACATTCAACAAGTTAGCATCAATACGTTCAGCGATTCTTTCTTCGGCCATTTCCATTGTGATATATAAAACATTAGAACCAGCAGAAAGGTTTGCTGAAGCAAGGTGACACATATATAATGACTTGCCCACACCCGTACCCGCAAGGCAAATATTCAAACTCTTGTTTGGAACACCACCTTTAGTAATCTTGTTAAAATATTCAAGATCGAATGGAATACGGTTTTCTTCTTTATGATAGAATTCAAAACGTTCATCAGCATTTTCAATATAATCGTGGCCAACGTTAGTATCAAAGGCAACACCAAGAGCTTTAGATAATAGATCTGGTAAAGCACCTTTGGTTAATGATTCATGCTTTCCATCAATGATAGAAATGGATTCCATAACAGCATTATAGATTGCACGATCTTGACACCATTTTTCTGTGGTATCAATTAACCATGTATCATCAATCTTTTCTTTTGAAAAAAGTTGCGGTAATATATCTACTGCAACACTATACTGCTCTCCTCCTATCATATCAGATTGATCTAACTCAATCTTAAATGTTTCAGCACTCGGTAGTTTATTATACTTACCAACAAACTTACCGGCTTCTTTAAATAATATACGATAGACACCTTGGAAATAATCTGGTTTAATGAAAGGTAATACTTTACGCATATACTTTTCATCAGTCAATAAATTTCTAAGTATAGTCTGTTCAAGATTTGCTTGCATCATTCCTCTTTATCTGTAATTTGCGTACTACCATCTTCAATACCTTGGCGAAGTATTTCTTGTAATACGTCACCAGCCCATTCTTGTAAACCAACATCTTCTGAAGTCAATTCAGAGTCAGGTGATGATTCAACAAAAAAGTTGAAGTTCATAACACCTGCTCCATTTTCATTAATAGAGATGGCACCATACTGAATAACAGTTTCAGTATATGGCCCATCCATAAAACGAACTAACCAATGTTGGTCACCGTCATCACCGGGAACTAATTGATAAGTTACATTTTCTTTATGCTGCATCTTCGGAGTCTTCCTCTCTAATACCTGCTCCAGCTCCAATACAGTATTTGGATTTAATATAACTTGCGAAATCAGTTTCGTTGAAGATTGGTTCCCAGAATCCGGGATCCAATGTGTCTTTTTCTCGAACCTTAGGGTCGACCAATTCTCCAGTAGTTCTATCAACACGACAGTACCAACCGTTACTAGGCTTAGCAACATAATTGCCGCCGAGAGCGACGTCGAGTAAGCCGCTATGAGACTGAACGCCGCCATCCCAAGACACGCTAATAGGTATTTTAGACTTTTCTTTGACATACCTTGACTTCTCCACATTAATAACAAAGTGGTAGCCTTTAATTTCTGTACCAACTTTGTCTTGCTGACGACCTAAGATCCAGATATTATCAGCAGAGTAATAGATTCCAGTACCGCCAGAGACTACAGCTTTAGGGAATAGACCAATCTCCATGTACGTATGATTAACAGCAATCAAAGGAATATCTTTCATGTTCAAGTATGGTGTAGTCATACGGAACAAACCTTTAAGTGCTTTTGCACGAGACATATCAGCTACTGACTTTTCGTTAATGGCATCATCCATTTCTTTCTTTGATGCTAGGTTACCAACTGAATCAATCATAACAACGACTTTGTCTTTACGATCCAAACCTTCGAGCTGGCCAATCAAATCAAACTTAAGTTCTTCTACATTTGTAATTGGTGTATGCAATACACGTGAAGTATCAATTTCAAATTGTTCAAAGTAAGACTGTGGTGAACCAAATTCTGAATCATAGAAAAGAAGAACTGCATCTTTATATTTTTTAAGATATGCACTTGCCATAATAAGACCAAAGGAAGTCTTAAAATGTTTGGATGGACCAGCAAGCACAGTAAGACCTGGTGCTAATCCGCCATCTACAGAACCAGACAATGCTACATTCATCATTGGTACCGGTGTTGTGACTAAATCTTTCTCATTGAAAAATTTAGATTCAGAAAGAATAGAAGTTTCTTTTACTTTACTATTCTTTTTTAGTTTATCCATAATACTCAAAACATATCTCCTTACGACATTATAGTACTATTATACCATAAATTCATCTAAATGTACACTACTTTTTTCATAATCAATTTTACGTGATTTATTATCTTGAACTAAAAAGTCTGTATCGATCATTGAGTTATCGAGTCTACCATCACAAAATTTAAGAACATGTTCTGCCATATCCATAGCAGTTGTCACTGGTACATTCTGACATATATGATTTAAATTTCGTAGACCACCTTGTAATACAAAATCACGTGGAAGCTTCATGACTTCCATTGCTTCTCGAATAGTAAGATATCTATCCTCATCCGGATGTGTAAGGCTATGAGGTAGGTGTCCTACAAATGCTCCAATATAATCTTTAGGAATTTCTGTACCTTTTCTCATGATATTAAACCCATCTTTAAGTTTATTATACATGCGATCACACCGACCAGCTTGATTATCAAAGCCTTTCTTTGACATCCACTTACCGACTACATCATACTTAGGACCATGAGCTTCGATATAATCAAAAAGATTTGCAGACTTAGTAATCTTATCTGAAAATTCTTTATGACTAATACCACCTTCAATCTCTTCTAAAACATATTTGTAATAAGGATCTTCTGAAGGTGTTTTACTATTAGTTAATATATTCATGGGATCATCAGCTTTACGTTCAACAGAACGAATAGCATCTTCAATCTTTTCATGCTCCCTTTTTATATATTCAAACATCGGCACCTTATCACCTTTCCAAAAGAAATAAAATGTTCGATCTCGTGTTTGACTTAATCCATGAAGAAGCGATTTTGTTTTATAGATCGAGAAAGTATATCCAAACTTTTTCCCGATTTTTCTAAGATCTCGTACGATTGGCTCTCCCATTTTGCTAGCGAGTCTCGGTGCATTTTCGCCCCAGAATACCTGAGGTTTGAGTGACTCCAATACATAATTTGCCGAGGTACGCATCCAATCGTTAGCACTAGCATCGCTGCTAGCTGAAGGGCTAAGACTACTAAGCCCAGCACAAGGGCAAACGGTATTAACAACATCAACACTAGGTAAATCAGGAAGCCCACCATCTCCAATAAGATGGTAGGGAACTTTATTTTGATAGTACTCAACGAGGTGAGCATCATTTGCTTGAAATCCATCATAGCTTACAATATACTCCGGTTTTTTATTAAAGATGTTCTGCATGGCGATTGTTTCACCACCAATAAGCGGAACTATACTTGCATAATTCATGGTGTTAAATATTCCACAACATCTACTTTAGCTTCGAATCCTAATTCTTTCATAGCTGTAAGATCGGCAGTATTATCTTGAGCTTCACAAGGATCACCTGATCTATGATCTACACCTGGGAAACGAATACGAGCTAAGTCAGATACTACATTTCCTTTACCGGTTCCAATATCATATGCCGGTCTAAGACTACACTCTGGAAATAGATGAGTGTCAGTAATTTTTAACATTATAAGTTCAATAGCATATATAACATCATCAACATGAATGAAATCTCTAATATGATTTGTAGCATATTTCAAGTCTCCTCTCATAAGCTTACCAATAAACATAGTATCACGAGCGCCATCACCATACACAGTAGTAAACCTTAAGCCAACTTGACCTACTTGTGCAGTTTCTTCGTTTACCTTTTTACTAATACCATACGGAGATAAATGCCATTGATGAATACATGATGATGAAGCATATAATAATGGTACACGTGAGTGATAACACAATTGTTGAATCTTAGTTGTAGGTGTTACATTATTATGCCAGTATTCATCCGGCTCTTCAATACTACGACGAACATCTGCATCAGCTGCAAGATGTATTACAAAATCAGTATCTGGTTCTAATTTAAAATCATGAATATCTTTGCCAGCTCTTCGATCCCAGCCAATAACTTCGTGTTTATCTTTTTCAAAGTGTTCTTTTAAGTGGCTACCAATAAATCCACTTGATCCTGTAATCATTATTTTCATGCGAAGAAAGCCTCCAAGCCTTGTTGTTCAACATCATTATAGTTGAGTGTTTTTTCTATTATATCATTATATATGATCGTAGCATCGCAGTGGTCTTTCCAAAACTCAAACATTTGATTACGCCACTCTTCACGTATGTCATTGTTATTTGCTAAGACTTTCATAGTCTGTACCATTTCACCAGCATTAGTTGCATCAATACCAATAGTGCCTGTATTTTTACATTGACTAATAGGATCACCAATCTTACGGTGAATTACATGATCACAAAAATGTTTATGAAAGATTGGAATAACTCCAGCAGCAAATGAATCTGTATGACAATACTCTACGTTATCACCATAAGTATTTTCTTTAAAGTACATAAGATCAGAACCAAAAGCACCACTACTCATACGATCCATCATTTCTGAATGTGTATACGCTGAATAAAGATAAGCACCTTTATTAGTTTCTTCTGAACCATAAACAGGATCTCGTGTAAGATTATTGTCAATGCCTTTTTCAGGCCTGAAATAGTTAATGACTTCTCTACGATCTTTCATTTCCTTTGGATTCTTATATAGTACCAATGGATACTGGATCGATGCTTCTAAACCTTCGAGTACTGTAATGAATCCAGCTTGTCTGAAATGATCATTGTGTAAATCAATCATAACATCTGGACCTTTCCACATTGCGGTACGGCCAACCCATCGAATGTATCGTGTATC